GTTCCAGCTATTGAATAGCTGAACGCGCCGGTTGCGACGTTTGCAGGCGTGGAGCCTATCGCAAGGTTCGGATCGACCGTGACGCCGTCAGATGCGCGCCTGATATACGTCCCGTCAGACACATAGGGCTGGCCGTTGAAAAGCCCGAAGCCCTCGGTTTCCGTGAATGCGAAGTCACCACGGTCTGTCCCGCTGATGGTCCCCGTGAGGCTGCTTGTCGTGTTGGAGCTAGGCACAAACGTCGATAGCGTCGTTCCCTGCGCGATCAGCACATTGCCCGAGGCGTGGCCGTCTGCCTGCCACATCCCTCGGCACGCGCCGGCGAAGTCGGCACGCTGGAGACTGCCAGGCGCTTCAATGAGAACGTTCTCGCGCTGCGGGTCGTTCGGATGCGGCTCGCGGTAGACGTTGTGGCACTTCTTCTCGGCAAGCCCCGTGACAACAGCGGAGGCTGCGGAAGTCGCCATTGGCACGCGCATCAGAAATACTCGGCCCGGGTCGGCTTGTTGAACCGCTCGCCGCTCTGAACCAGACGCCGCAAGTTGCGTTCGGCTGTCGGCTCGTAAGTCTGCCGGAATGCCGCGCCTGACTCGCCGTCCATGTAGTCGTCTGCCGCGTGGCAGGCGACATACATAGCCAGATCCTCGAGCATCGATTGCGGACATGCACTGTCGGACCAGTAGGCAATGCCGAGGTCGCGCAGCTTCTCGTTGACGCTGGCAATCAGCCCCTCGATCAGTGAGCTATCCTCGGCTTCAGCCGTCTCGCCTGCTTGCAGCACCTTGAGCTTTTGCAGCACGCGGTTGCGCAGCTCGGCAAGGGTCGCGTCAGCCATTGACCACCTCGCCCTCGATCACTTCTAGCGGCTCGCGTGTCGCGCCTTCCAGCGCCGCGCGCAGCCGTTCGATGCCCCAGCGCTTGTCGTAGTTCGCGCCGAGGTCGTTCAGTTGCTGCTTGATCATGGCGCGTTCGTCCTGTTCCGGGTTGCCTTTCGGCGCCGGGGCATCCTGCGGAACCTCCGTGAAATACGGATGGCTCCGCAGCTTGTTGATCTGCCACGGGAGCAAATGCCCCGTTTCGATCATCTGCCCGACCGGGAACGTGACGCCAAAAAGGGCGGTGAACTCGTCACCGCCCTCGTCGTCACCCTTCCAGATGAACGCTGACATTAAGACGTCGTCGCGTCTTCTTGGATGCCGAAGACCGCGAGATACAGAGTACCCGCAGCGCCGGTAGCAGCGTTCGCAGAGGCCACGCCAGTGATCAGCGTCTTGTCAGTGTATTTGTACCCAAACCCGGCCGTTGCAATCGCTGACGACTGGGTGCCAGCCTGGCCGACAGTGGACGCCGCAAACAGACGGTCCGCATCGCCAGAGTCGCCAACGTTCAGGGCAAGGGTCGGAGAACCGCCCGTATCCATGTCGGTTGCTTCAATGGTTGCGTGCAGAAGCCGGAAGTTTTTCGGCACATAACCGAAGTTGATGGTGTCCGACGTCGAAGGAGCCGCAGTGCAAGCCACCTCGAAATAGAACGCCTTCAGGTTGTTGGCGAGCCCGTGGGTTGCGACGGGCGTCGTCAGGTAGTTTGTAGCTGAGTACGTAGCCATGTGATGATCTCCTTATTCAGCTACAATCACGAGTCCGACGCGGCACAGAAGAACGCCGACACCATGCCCTGCTGGACGCCGTTGAAGCAGAGCTTCTTCACGCCAAGCAGTTCCTCGATGGCAACGCCAGGGCGGAACGAATAGTCTTTCGTCAAGTCCGTGCGCGGGGTCGGCTCCTGACCCCATGCGATGCCGACAGCCTGCGCGCCGCACAGGAACACCGGACGCACGTCAGCCGAAGAAGCGCCGATGGCGTTCATCGAGTAGGTGCCGTTCGCGGCAACGTCGTCGATTTCAGGCACTTCGCGATGAATGATCCCGTCATAGAGCAGGTCGCCGTCCTGGAAGATCGGGTTGTCATCCATGCCGTTGCCTTCACGCGAGCGAGCCTCACGGTTCGCCTGCGTCATCGTGGTGTCGGCCTTCAGATCGCGGAACGTGCGGGATCCGTGAAACGCAACGAAATATTCGCGACCGTCGCCCGTCTTGTAAGGACGGATATGCGGATCAGCGTTTTTCGCAATGCGCTTCGCCAGCGACATCGACGCGACCGTGCATTTGTCGTTTGTGGTGTCGAGGTTGCCGACAGCGGTTGCCCACGTGGCCGAGTAGTTCGAGCGCAGGGCGCCGAACAGCAAGCGGTCAGTGTTTGCCGCGTTGAAAGCGTTCCGGTTTGCAGCCGATGACGCCGACATCGTGACAATCGTATCGCCGGTCGTGACAAGCGACAGCATAGCCGTGATGACATCGTCACGCAGCTTTTCCGCTTCCCATGTCCGCAGCATGTCCTTGGCCGCGCCGAAAAGGTCCAGCTCGGTCTTGTAGCTGGTGGACTTCGGCACGCGCACCGCGTTACGGCGCCAATCGAGGGAGATGTTGCAGTTGTAGTTGCCAAGTTCTTCCTCGGCGCCGTCCAGCGTCTGGGAGCCGGTGACGCCGGTTCCTTTCAGCCTGGTGATCAGCGGAATGTTGATCGATTTTCCCGCTTCTTCCGTCATCTCGTACTTGCTGATGATGATAGAGTTATTCGTCCGGCCCATGTAGGGCTTGAACCCTGAGTTTCGGACGTACTCTGCGAAATAGTTCGTGACCCACTTCTGACGTTCAGAAGCGGATGCAAGGGCGACTTCGGCCATTGGTTATCCTTTGAAGAGATTATCGAAAGCGTTGCCACCCCCAACGGGGACGGTTCCGGCTCTCGCTGCCGCTGGTCTTCCGACCACACTCGGCGGGGGTTGCTGTGACGATGGGGCCGGCGAGACGCCTTGGCCCTGAAGTTCAGCCAATACCTGCGCGCGGATCTTCTCGGCTTCGCTCTTGCGCCAGGCTTCCGGGTCTTGCCCGATCTCTGACATCAGCTTGTGCTGCTTGTGCCATTTCACCACGAAATCATATGGGTGGATCTGGCCTTGCAGTTGCTGTTGCAGCATCGGGTTCTGACCGACAGCGGCAAGAAACGCCTGTTGCGCCTCGCTCACGATGTCCTCGCCGTGGGCCTGTCGGGCCATCAGCTCGGACGTGTTGAGGCGTTCATTGAAGGCGATGCGCTGCTGTTCAGCGAGCGCATACTGGATGATCCCCGAAGGGTCAGTCGGTATCTGCTCAGGCTGTTGCGGTTGCTGGTAGCGTTGGAGTTGGGCTTCGAGTTCGACCCGCTTTGCAGTCTCGGCTTGTCGTTTGTCGCGCTCGTCTAGAAGCGCGGAGATGGGAACGAAACGCCCTGTTTCTGGATCGCGCGCCCTGCCATCGCTTTGCGGCTCGGGCTCGGGTGCGGCTGGCTTCTCGGCTTCGATGACCTGAGGCGTTGCCTCAGGCGCAGGCGTTGCCGGTTCTTCAGCGTCCAGAAAGTTCAGCTTCTCATCACTCATCGTTCGACCTTCCCGTAGTCGTCACGCAATCGCCCGTAACAGCGGCGTCCTGTTTGACGCCCGATTGAGCCCGGCGGCGGCTACGAAAAAACCCGCCTGATCAGGGCGGGTCGTTCATCTCTTGAATGTCGGAAGCGTTACGCCGCGAGCAGCAGCAGGATCGCCTCGTCCTCGTCTTCCTGTTCCTGCGCAGCGCGGGCCAATGCCTCGGCGCGTTGCCGGTCGTATTGCTCGAGCGCCGCGACAATCGCGGCCTGCGTTCTCGCAAAGGCTGCATCCTGGCGCGCGATGATGTCTTGCGCTGCCAGCGGCGGGATTGCCGGCCGTGGCGTTGGCGGTTGCCAATCGTCCCCGAAGCCTTTGGAGACGGGCTCTGGCTGCTTCTTCTTCTTGCGCTTCTTGTAATAGTAGGGGTCTTCAAAGCCGCCTTGTGAGCGCGACTGGACTTCCTCAATACCCTGACCTGACAGCGTCGCGGTGAACTCGGACGAGCCCGCAAAGCTGCCAGACATGGCGTTGGGGTCGGTTGCAGTTTCCTGCCCGCCCGCCGCCTTGAAATAGAGTGCTTTCCAGTAGTCGGACGAAAAGAAATTGGCCATTAGTCGAGGTCGTAGGTTATGGCGGTTCGATTGCCGTCCGTGTCCACGCTTGCCACGATGCGGTTTGCGCCGTCAGCCACCGCATTGCGGATCGTGATGGTAGCCGTCCCGCCGCCGCTGATCTTGCCCGCCGTTGCCGCCGTCACCAGACGCAGCGCCTGCCTCAGCGTGAGGCCCGTCTCAACGTCTTCCTGATCGAGCAGGTAGGACGAGAACCCTTGCGCCTCCAGTGTGATGGCCGGGGCAAATGAACCCGACACGGACCCCGTCGCATACCGGATCGCCTCAAAGCTTGCGACACCCGTAAAGGCCCCAAGCATGTGTCCGGTCGCCACCACAGCGCCTGAGAACGTCGCAGCGCCTGTGAATGATCCAACCGCACCCAGAGCCGCCGTGACGTTGCCTGCGAAGGCTCCAACACCGGCAAATGAGCCGACACCCGAAACAACGAGCTGACCCGTGCCGGTGAATGTCGCAGCGCCATCGAACGTGCCGACGATATTCCGGCCCGCAGCAATCCCGCCAGACCAGCTTGCAACGCCGATGCTCTCGGAGTGGCTGGACAGACCGCCAGGCTTCTGAGGCAGCATCCAGCTTGAGGGGTGCAGGTGGCCGCTCGGGATACCCGACTTGGCCGAATAGCCTTGAGCCGTGAAGATGTTACGGCGCGGCCCAGCCTTGTTGTTATTGCTCTGAAGTGCAGGCGGATAGGCGTT